TATGTGAAAGATGAAACTAAAATGAAACGTTAAAGGAGAAACATGGCAAACGAAACGGGAAACGTGGTAAAAAAAGAATCAAACTTACCTGTAGCAGGTATGTTTGAACAAGACGCTTCTCAAGGTTTAGAGAACATGGATCAGCAAGATCTTGCTCTTCCATTCTTAAGAATCTTGGGACAGCTATCGCCGCAAGTAAATAAGAGAGACTCTAAGTATGTAGAAGGTGCCGAGCCAGGTATGATCTACAACACTGTGACTCACGAACTTTACGACGGCACAAAAGGAATCAATGTAGTTCCTTGTTATTACAAGAGAGAGTACATTGAATGGCAAGATAGAGGAGAGGGTTCTGGTGCACCTGTAGCAATACATGCTGCAAGTAGTGGCATCATCAACGAGTCAACTCGTGATTCAATCAATAAAGATAGATTGAAGAATGGTAACTATCTTGAGAACACTGCATCGTATTTTGTGATAGTGTCTAAAGACAATGGGGCAGAGACTGCTCTGATCACAATGAAATCGACACAGTTAAAGGTGAGTAAAAATTGGAACTCAATAATGAGTGGTATTAAATTACAAGGTAAGAACGGAATGTTCACACCTCCAATGTGTTCACACTTATACAACTTAAAAACAGTGCCTCAGTCTAACGACAAGGGTAGTTGGTTTGGTTGGTCTGTGTCCAAAATAGGTCCTATACAAGATAAGGCCTTGTACGAGCAAGCAAAAAGTTTTGCAGATAGTATTAAAAAAGGTGCTATTCAAGCAAAACATGGTAAAGAAGAGACTACGGAAGAGAAATCTCCGTATTAATTTTCCCCCAAGGAAAATGGGGCGGTGATGGGAGACTGGACCCGCCCCACAAAAAAGAAATAGAATGACAGAAAAATTTAAAAAGATATTTGAAGGATTGACAATAGCTTATGGTCAATATCAGAAGGGAGAGAAAGATGATAATGGAAAACAAAAAGGTAAAGCCTTCATTGTACGTAAGCAGGTTTCGAAAGAACTATTTGAAAACCACCTTAAAGGTGATGGACCTGCGCTCGGAATTATCCCGATTACGGAGACGAATGATTGTAGGTGGGGTTGTATTGATGTCGATGAGTATAATCTTGATCACAAGTCTCTTATATCTAATATTCGTAAATTAAATCTACCATTGGTAGTTTGTAGATCTAAATCAGGTGGAGCACACTTGTTTTTATTTGCGAAGGATCTTGTTCCGGCAGCCCTCATGCAGAGAGTTCTTAAGCGTATAGCTAAAGTTCTTGGGTATGAGGGTTGTGAAGTATTTCCAAAACAAGTTGAGATACTTGTGGAACGTGGAGACACAGGTAACTTTCTTAACTTACCCTATTACAATGGCACAAAAGGTTTACGATATGCATTAGATGATGAGGGTAATGCCGCTAGTTTAGAATCATTCTATTCTATGTATGATAAGTATTCTCTTACAGAAACAGAAATAAAAGAAATTAAATACGAAGAATCAAAACTACAAGAATCTTTTCCTGATGGACCACCTTGTTTAAATAAATTAGCAGAGACAGGATTTGGTGAAGGATCTAGAAACAATGCACTATTTAATATAGCTGTGTATTACAAACAAGCAAAACCAGATTCTTGGGAAGATGAATTAGTAAAAGCAAATATAAAATATGTGAGCCCAGCACTAAGTAATAGTGAGGTTCAACAATTAATTAAATCTGTAAATAGAAAAGGCTATGACAAATATAGATGTAAAGATGCACCTATCAATGCAGTATGTCAGTCTGGTTTATGTAGAACAAAAAGATTTGGTGTGGGATTTGGAGAAGAAGAAATGCCTTTGTTGGGTAATCTTACAAAGTATACATCAAAACCACCACAATGGTTTTTAGATGTAAACACAGACAGAATAGAATTAAAGTCAGAACAATTATATAGTCCACCTTTGTTTGCATTGGCTTGTTTGGATCAAGCAAACTTAGTTGTACCAGTTCCAAAAGCAAAAGACTGGAAACAATATTATTTAAAACCACTACTACAAAATGTTCAAGAGATAGAACCATTAGAGTCTTTGGATTCTACAAATGTAATATTAGATTTATTGCAAGACTGGACAACAAACAGACAATCAGCAAGAACAATAGATGATGTATTTAACAAGTTACCTTTTACGGATGCTGACAGAGAATTTACATATTTTAGAATGGAAGACTTTTATAATTTTTGTAAGCGAAACAATTGGGAACTAGATAAAACTAAGACAGGTAATCTTCTGAAACAGTTAGATGTATTTGTTGAGGAGTCTAGAGTTAGAGTTAAGAAACAACAACCAAGGCTTATAAAAATAAAAGCACTAAAACAAATAGAGGCAAGCACATCACAAGTAAAATATGAGGAGGAACATTTCTAATGAAAGGCACGAACTGGAAGTATCACTGGCACATAATAAAAGAACAACTTGATATGGCACAAGCAAAGATAAAAAGATTGGAGAGAAAAATAAAAAAATATGAAAACAATAATATTGGGTCCACCGGGCACAGGAAAAACAACAACACTACTGAATCTAGTAGACGAGTTCATACAAAAAGGAGTGCGGCCTAGACAAATAGGTTACTTCTCTTTTACAAGGAAAGCTGCAAACGAAGCAGCGGAGAGAGCGGCAAAAAAATTTGAACTTGACAAAGATACTGATTTAGAAAATTTTAGAACACTACACTCTTTTGCATTTGAGAAACTAGGTATGTCAAGAGAGAAGATGATGTCTCCAGCAGACTACAAAGAGTTTGGCAAGAAGTGTAACATACCCATCAAGACAGCAAAGTATTCAAGTGAAGATGGCACATTTAATTCTGATAATGAATATCTAACAATTATAGAAACAGCTAGAGTAAAACAAATAGACTTACTAAAGTATTATGACTCTAGACAAAACATATTAGATATAGAAAGAAATACTTTGTATCTATTATCTGAAGAACTAAAAAGATTCAAAGAAGAAAAGAAAAAGAAAGACTTCACAGATTTAATTGTAGATTACATAGCTAGAGATACTAAAACAAATTTTGAAGTATTATTTATAGATGAAGCACAAGACCTGTCTTCTTTACAGTGGGATATGGTAAGATCTATGTGGAGAGATACAGATAAAACATACATAGCAGGCGATGATGATCAGGCTATATTTAAGTGGGCAGGTGCAGATGTAGATCACTTTATATCTTTAAAGAAAGAAGTTGATACTATCAAAGTATTAGATGAGTCTTTTAGAATACCAGGTGGACCAATACATGAATTATCTCAAAGCATTATTAAGAAAGTAAATAATAGATTTGATAAAAAATATAAACCTAGATCAGAACAAGGTATCCTAAGAAAATACTCAGATCTTAGTCAAGTTGATATGTCAGAGGGACAATGGCTTGTACTAGCCACAGCAAACTTTATGTTGGAGGATGTAAAAGAACTGTGTGAATTAAGAGGTTGGTATTACAAATACAAGAATAAAAACTCAATAGATGTAAAATTATTATTGGCTCTACAAAATTGGGAGCAGTGGAGAAAGGGTTCAGAACTCACACATATTGAGATCAAAAACATCTACGGATATTTAGGCACAAATGTGGCAGATGGATTTAGAGAGGGTAAACTATTTCACTCTGAAGAAAAATATACATTGAAAGAATGTAAAGAAAAATATGGTCTGATGACAGACAAAGTCTGGTATGATTCGTTTGAAGGACTTGATACTTTCACAGAAAACTATATAAGGAATATGAGGGCTAATGGAGAGAAGATAAATGTTAACCCTCGTATAATAATGTCAACAATACACGGAGCAAAAGGAGGAGAGGCCAACAAAGTTCTTATTCTACAGGACTTAACTAATTCAGCACTTGAAACATTCCAGAATGATCCTGATGAATTACATCGATTGTTTTACACTGGAACAACAAGAACGAAGAAAGAGTTACATATTGTAGATCCAAAAGACTTTAACAAGGCCTATATATTATGAAAACAGAAGAAGCACTACAAACAGCAAAAGAACTTATCTCTGGACCAAGAGCAAAGACGTATGGAGATAAAATAATTAATCACGGTAACATAGGTAAACTTTGGTCAGCATATCTTGATAAAGAAATTACAGCACACGACGCAGCTGTAATGTTAGCTTTATTAAAAGTTGCAAGAACAAAGTTTGGTAATCCAACGGAAGATACATACATTGATGCTGCTGCATACATGGCGATAGCTGGTGAATGTAAGTTTGACGAATGAGAACTACACAGCCACCATTGTTTGCACCTGAAACCGAATGGGTGATGCCGGATGAATTAAAAAACTTAACGCATTACAAAGAGATAGCCGTTGACCTTGAAACGTATGATCCAAACTTAACTGTAAGTGGATCGGGGAAC